TACACATGATGCATGGTGGTCACCTGCTGGTATTACCAGAGGTGCTGTTAAGAATATTGTTAAACTTTCTTGGGAGCCTACCAAAGCAGATCGTGATTCACTATATAAAATTGGTGTTAATCCGTTTGTTACACAAACGGGTTCTGGTGTAGTTCTTTGGGGTGACAAGACTATGCAAACAGCACCAACTGCATTTGACCACATCAATGTACGAAGATTATTTATTGTATTGGAGAAGGCAATATCTAATGCAGCTAAATCAATGTTATTTGAGTTCAATGATGAATTTACACGATCACAGTTTGTTAATATGGTTGAACCTTTCTTGAGAGAAGTACAGGGACGCCGTGGTATTACTGATTTTAAAGTAGTATGTGACGGTTCAAATAATACAGGGGAAGTGGTTGATGCTAATAACTTTGTTGGTGACATTTATGTTAAACCTTCAAGGTCTATCAATTACATTCAATTGAACTTTATTGCTGCCAGAACTGATGTTAATTTCACAGAAATTGGTGGTTAATCGTATAAATACTATAAAAATATAAAGGAGTAATAACATGGCAACAAACATACATGACTTTAAACAGTCGTTCAAAGGTGGTGTAAGACCGAATCTATTTCGTGTCAGCATTACTCATCAAGTGGGAATCCCACAAATAGAGTTCTTGTGTAAAGCCGCACAACTTCCTGCATCTACGATTGGTAATATTGATGTACCTTTTCGTGGAAGGCAGTTGAAAGTTCCTGGTGATAGAACATTTGCTGATTGGACTGTAACAGTTTTGAATGATCCTCAATTTGTTATTCGTTCTGCATTTGAAGATTGGAGTGCAAACATTACTCACCATGCAGCTAATGTTTCTTCTTTGAATCATTCAACAGTTTATGGACAAGCACAAGTTATCCAAATGGGTCGAAATGGTGAAGCACTTAGAACATATCGTATGGAAGATATCTATCCGACAGAGATTGCAGCTATTGATCTTGGTATGGATACTAATGACACAGTTGAAGAATATGGTGTAACATTCGCAGTTAATAACTGGCACTCTGATATGAGTACTGGTTTTGATGTTACTGGTGCAAGAGATAGCAATTGGGAAATTGGTGTTCGTGGTAGAGTTCAAGTAGGACCTGTTTCAGTAGGTGTAAATACTACGTTTGGTGGTTAATTGATTTGGGGGGATGATTCATCCCCCCTCTTATTATGAATTTTAAAAAAGGTATTCTATATGGCATTTGAGTTATTTGGTTTTGAGATAAAATCAAAAAAAGATAAAAAAGGAAAAACTTTTGTAACACCAGAAAACTTAGATGGTGCTACAACTATAGTTGATGGTGGAGGTATTCTTGGGCATTATTTGAATACTGACGCAGATGCTAAAAATGAAAAGAAGTTAGTTCAGAAATATCGTGAAATGAGTTTTTCACATGAAGTTGATGGAGCCATAGAAGATGTTATTAACGACGCAGTAATACAAGAAGAAAATCAACCTATTGTAGCTCTTGATTTAGGTTCATTAGATTATACTGATGCAATCAAAAAGAAGATGCAAACAGAATTTAGTGTTCTTCTTGATCTATTAGATTTTAATTTAAATGGTGCAGACTTATTTAAAAAATGGTATGTTGATGGTAGATTATATCATCATATAGTTATTGATAATAGCAGAGCTAAGGATGGTATTAAAGAATTAATACCAATTGATCCTTTAAATATTGAAAAAGTACGAGAAGTAAAAAAGAAAAAGAAAGGTGATATTGAAGTAATTGAAGATGTACAAGAATATTATGTTTATACACCCGACGCAATGAATGTTGGTTCATTCCAACAAGGTCATGCAACAATTGGTGGACAGTCAAACGCAATAAGAGTTGCACCCGATGCAATTTCATATGTTCACTCAGGATTAATTGACCAAGTAAAACAGATTGTGGTTGGTTATTTGTTTAAAGCTATTAAACCTTTCAATCAATTAAGAATGATCGAAGATGCTCTTGTTATCTATAGATTAGCAAGAGCTCCAGAAAGAAGAATATTTTATATTGACGTTGGTAATCTTCCGAAGTTGAAAGCAGAGCAGTACTTACAACAGGTAATGAATCGTTATAAACAGAAAATGATTTATAACGCATCATCGGGAGAAGTAGAAGATCAACGTAAACATCTTTCAATGTTGGAAGATTTCTGGTTGCCAAGACGAGAAGGTGGTCGTGGTACTGAAATCAGTACACTTCCTGGTGGACAGAATCTTGGTGAAACAGATGACATAGAATATTTTAGAAAGAAATTATATAAGTCATTAAATGTTCCGATTTCACGAATTGAAGGTACAGATTCTACTCAGTTTAATTTGGGGCGAGCTTCTGAGATTACAAGAGATGAAGTAAAGTTTGGAAAATTTGTTACACGTTTACGACATAAATTTTCGTATCTTTTTTGTGATTTGTTAAGAGTCCAGTTAATTCTTAAAGGTATTATTAAAGAAGAGGATTGGATTACTATTAGAGATCGTATTCGATATGTATGGGCTAAAGATTCTCACTTCATGGAGTTAAAGAACTCTGAGATTATGAGAGATCGTTTTGAAGTTTTAAGTCAAGCTCAGGATTACGTTGGTGAATATTATTCTAAAGCGTATATTCGTAAGAATATTTTACAACAAACTGAGGAACAGATACAAGAACTTGATAAACAGATGGAGGCAGAAAAATCTGAAGCCGAAGCGAATAATTCTGAAGGAGATGCAGATGAGGAATACTAGTAAAACAATTAAATCCCTTCTAAATACTAAGACAAGAGGATTTTTGGAAAATTATAAACAAAATTTATTTACAGAGTCCATGTGGAAAGTAGAAGTAGAGGGATTTCCTCCATTCTATGTTGATGCAAAAAGTGCTGGACAAGTTAAAGCCGATCTACGAAAAAAATTAAAAAAACCAGATGATATTCAATCTATTGAAAGGGTTCAAAAGACTGATTGGAAAAAAGATGTAATGAATAGAATTACTGGTAAAGATCAAGAAGATGATGATGAAGTTAAAGAATGGATTGACGAAGGTAGTCTGACAGATGATTTATTAGTTGATGTAATTAAAAATGTAATGAAAGAAAGGATCAAATAGATGACCGATATTAAAAGTAATGTATTAAAAGATATTGTTAGTAAAAAATTAAATAAAGCACGGGATGGTATTAATACTATTTTAAAAGATAAGTCTTATAAAGCAATTGAAGATTTTAAAAAATCTTTTAAATTTGTATTGCCTTCTGATGATGAACCAATTTCTACTGAAGTTTCTCTTGCTGATGTAGAACCAACAGCATCGACTGAACCTGTAAAGGCAGACAAATGAAAACTTTTAAGCAACACTTAGAAGAAGATTTAGCAGCAGTACAAAAGGCTAATAGAAAAAAAGAAGCCTCCATGAAAAAGATTAATAAAGAAAAAGAAAATTCTGCACGAAAAATTGATACTGAAAAAGAAAAAGCTAAACGTGATGCTGAAACAACTAAAGCACAGAATGATCGTGAAAAGAAAGCTGAGAAGAAACAAGCAGAATTAGAAAAAAATCGTGATGCACAAAAACGAGAAAGTATCATTCAAAAAGTAACTGAGTATATTAAAGCAGATGGTGCAAGAAAAAAATGTCATGGTGGTGATGGCCGAAGAACAGAGAACCATGATTGTGATAAAGTACATTCTGACATGACACATAAAGAATGGGAAGTATCACAAGACACACCAAAGGATGAATCAAAATGAATGATGCTTTAATAGACGATATGGTTGATGGAGTCATCAATGAGATTATGAGTAAGACGGCTCGTATGCGTCGTGCTAGAATGATGAGAACTAAAGGTAAAATGATTGCTCGTAAACGTGCAATTGCATTACGAAGAAAAGCATCACCAGCACAATTGCGAGTGCGCGCACTAAAGAAAGCACGAGCACTTGTTGCTAAAAGATTTTTAAAGACTAGAAAAAAGGCTGACTTATCATTATCAGCAAGAGAAGATTTGGAAAGACGTTTGTTTAAAAAGAAAGCATTGATTCATAAAATAGCAAAAAGAATAATGCCACAAGTTAGGAAAAGAGAAATGCAACGATTGATGAAAAAAACTAAATCAAAAGTTAAAACAGGATTAGGATAAGGAGAAACAAATGAAACTAATAACAGAACATACCCATGAACTGGAGTATATTACAGAGTCTAAGGGTAAAGAACAATATATTAAGGGTATCTTCATGCAGTCTGATCTTAAAAATCAAAATGGAAGAATATATCCTCATGCTGTTTTGAAAAAAGAAGTTAATAACTTTAATAATAGATACGTTAAAGAAGGCCGAGCTCTTGGTGAACTTGGACATCCAATGGGACCCATCATTAACTTGGATAGAGTTTCTCATGTTATCAAAGAATTAAAAGAAGATGGTAAGAATTTTGTTGGTAAGGCTAAAGTAATGGACACCCCAAATGGTAATATTGTTAAAAGTTTTATTAATGAGGGTGTTAAACTTGGTGTATCTTCCAGAGGTATGGGAAGTGTTAAAACAAATAAAGAAGGTGTAAACGAAGTACAAAGTGATTTTGTTCTTTCAACTGTTGACATTGTTGCTGATCCGTCAGCACCAGATGCATTTGTCAATGGTATTATGGAAGGCAAAGAATGGGTATGGGAGAATGGTGTTATCAAAGAACGAGAGATCGACAAGATGAGAAAAACTATCGAGAACGCAAAATCGAGGGAATTGGAACAGAAAAAACTAGAAGTTTTCACCAAATTTCTTCAAAATCTATAGTATTATAAATATTATACGAAACAAATTACTTTTAGGAGATTAAAAATGGCAAAGAAAGAAACACTCACAGATGATGGAAAACTTGAAGAGGTTGATATGGAAGAAGCGAAAAGTGCTAATAAAGAATTAGGTCTACCTGATATAGGTGATGACGAAGAAGGACGAAAAGAGTCTGAGCCTGATGGAGATGAAGGAACTAAGAAAGCATCAGATCCCAAAGCAAAAAAATCTAAAGCTTCTGCTAAACAAGAAGGTAAAGTAAAGAAAGAAGAAGAAGATGAGGATGATGATGAAGAAGATGAAGATGAGATGGAGTCTAAGAAAGAATCCAAGTCTAAAAAAGAAGGTAAACCACCTTGGTTGGATAAAGACAAAGATGATGATGACGAAGATGATGACGATAAAGATGAGTCTAAAGCCAAGAAGGAAGAAAAAGAAATCGAAGTAGATGTTTCTGAAGATGTTTCTGCATTGATTGATGGAGAAGAACTTTCTGAAGATTTCAAAACGAAGGCTGCTACAATCTTTGAGGCTGCAGTTAAGTCTAAGATTGCTAAGATACGAAAGCAAGTCCGTGAAGAATCTAAGAAAGACATGGAAGAAAAAACAGAAAGCATCCAGAAAGATATGACAGAGAAAATGGATGAGTATATGAATTATGTTGTAAAAGAATGGATGGAAGAAAATAAGCTTGCTGTTGAACAAGGTGTTCGCAACGAAGTCACAGAGAGCTTTATTTCTGGTTTGAAGAAGTTGTTTGAGGAACATTATATTGATGTTCCAGCAGAGAAGGAAGATGTCTTTGAGAGTCTTGTTCAAGAAGTTGCCGAATTGGAAACTAAACTTGATGAGTCAACTCAGAAGCATATGGATATTGTGAAAGAATTAAATGAATATAAAGCTAAAGGCGTATTCCGAGATATCGTAGAAGGCATGGTTGACACAGACATTGAAAAAATGAAAGAGTTAACTGAAGATGTTGATTACGAATCAGACGAGCAGTATAAAGAGAAACTGAATATTATCAAAAACAGTTACTTTAAATCAGAAAAGAAACTGGATGACAATAAGGCAACGGCAGCTACAAATAAAAATGTAACCGATGGATCAAGTGACGGAAGAATGGATAGTGTTATGGCTGCTATTACTAATTTAAACAAATCTAAGTAACCTTATTTTAGATATATGGATAAAGTGAAATGAAGTTTGTTAAGTTTTTAAAATTTTAAATTAATAATTAAAGGAGAAGTACAAATGTATATGGCTGAAGATATTAAAGAAAAATGGGAACCAGTAATGGCACACCCTGATCTGCCTGAAATCAAAGATTCCTATAAGAGAGATGTTACTCGTAGGTTGCTTGAGAATCAAGAGAACTTCTTGAACGAAGCAGCACCTGCTAACTCTGCTGGAGCTATGGGTGACACGGGTGGAGTTGCTAAATGGGATCCGATTCTGATCTCTCTAGTTCGTAGAGCAATGCCTCAAATGATCGCTTATGACGTTTGTGGTGTACAACCAATGACCGGTCCTACGGGATTGATCTTTGCTATGAAATCAAAATATTCAACACAGGGTGGAGGCGAAGCTCTGTTTGATGAAGCAGACACACGGCATTCTGCATCTGGTACGGGTACACATACCACGACTAGTGATGCTGACGATGCTAACCCGTTTGATGACAATACAAGTCCGGCAGTATATCCTTGGACTGGCGCAACTGGTACAACTACGGCATATGGTGAAGCAATGGGTGATGGAACTAATCCATTAAGCGCAATGGCTTTCACCATTGAAAAAACTTCTGTAACTGCTGTTACCAGAGCTCTCAAAGCAGAGTACTCAACAGAACTTGCTCAGGATCTAAAAGCCGTTCACGGTTTGGATGCTGAAACAGAACTGGCGAATATTCTTTCTACTGAGATTCTTTCTGAAATCAACAGAGAAGTTATTCGTACAATTTATCGAACAGCACTGCGTGGTGCAGCTGCTGAAACAACAACTGCTGGTGTTTTCGATCTTAATACTGACTCTAACGGTCGGTGGATGGTTGAAAAATTCAAAGGTCTAATGTATCAAGTAGAGAGAGAAGCAAATGCGATCTCTATTTCTACTCGCCGAGGCAAAGGAAACTTCATCATTACAACTAATGATGTTGCTTCTGCACTTGCAATGGCTGGTATTTTGGATTATGCTCCGGCAATACAATCTAACGTCAATAATGACACACACGCTAACACAATGGTTGGTACGGTTAACGGAATGAAAGTTTTCGTTGATCCTTACTATCTTGCTTCTGGTCAATCAGAGCATATGTTATGTGTGGGTTATAAAGGAACATCT